CGTAGTCTTCTATTCTTTTTAACTGTTTATGCGACATAAATTGCACTGTTTTTAGCGTGTTCTCTAAACTCTACTTTTGTTATTTTAACTCTTCCGTCAGTTTCTGCTTCAATAAATGGATTTATACTATCATAAATAAATTTAGCAAAGCTCTCTGCTCCAGTTGCTGGAATGACACGTACTTGGGCTACTTTAGCTAAGTCCATTTGCATAAAAGATTCCTTAAATGGATCGTCTTCAGCTACTAAAAAGGTATGATCAAACATATAATCCATCCATGCTTTAGGTGTCATCTTCTCTATAGTTCCCTTTGCTCTTTTCATTCCTCCGAAATCCCAGACCCAATTTCTTTCGTCTAATTCTCCTTCAAACCATATCTTAAAAGATACTCCGTATCCGTGTAATTTAGAACAATGTGTTGTTGTTGCTTTCCATTGACGAAATACAGTAGAGTATCCGTCAAATACTTTTGTTGATTGAAATTTTCCCATAACTTTAATTTAAACTAATTCTTCTTTAATACCAACTACTTCCGATAATATTAGCAAAATAGCTGCTATATCAATACTCCACCATAATGCAGCGTACCCTAGTATACGGATACCTGATTTGATGAATGAAATCTGTTGATGTAATTTTGGATCAGGAATCTTTTGCCCTGTTGCCTTAGTTAGAAACTCTTGCGTAGAAGAGTCCTCAGTAACCTTTATTTTATTTTTTCCCATATCGTGTTTTTAAAGTGGTGCTGTGACACTATTACTATATATTTTAATATAATGTTTTTTATTCTAATAAGCAACTAATTTATAGAATATATTAGATGTATTACCCATGCTACTAATCCATTTAACTGTAGAATAACTAGGTTCCATTGTCTACGTACTGTTGTCTGTATCATTACACATAAGAACCCTATAATAAACAGATAAGGATTTAATGTCCATTGACCTGCTACTAAAAAACCAGCTCCCATATACCCAATCCTGCTTGATAATCTCTCAGTAGGGGTAAGTTTACGTTCCCGTACCATTAACCTTAAGTAGTAGTGCCACCATTTAAATTCACAACTCTTACAAGTTCTTTTATTCTGGTGTTTAAACTTACTTCCTTTTTTCTTTTTGTTACACTTGTTACATTTCTTCATAACCCTAAGTCTTTCCTAATATCTTCTTTTACAGTCCTTAAGTACTTAATTCGCTTACTATTAGTAACAAACGGTACAGACCAGAACTGCTTTGTCTTTGTCCATCTGTTTAGCTTCCATCCAAAAACAAAAGTATATACTCCCATAACTAGTCTTAACTTAACTGAGTTTAAGTATAGGGTAATGACTGGTAGCTTCGGTGCTCCATGTGTTATATAGGTCCTTACTTTTTTATCACTTAAGAATGGTTTGGGATAAGCGTACGGACCTACTACTGGTACGAATTTATATGCAAACCCTGGTGTAAATACTTCGTCAAAGAACATTTCAAGCTTAGGGGTTAACCTAAACCACCATACCGGTGATACAAAGTAGATGTGTGTTGACCATGTAATTGATTTCTTATAATCCTCTATTAATACTTTTTTATCTCTATGTAATTTATCCTCGTATAAATCTATAACTCTATAATTAGAATTATACTTACGCATCTGTCTTACAATCGTTTTAAATATACCATTATAGCAGAATGACTTATGGTCTGGATGCCCTACTATAATCAGGTGTTTTGTTCCCTTAATCATCTTATAACTTTAAACTATATCCCCCAAATTTTATCATATACGTAGTAATTCTCACTCCGTTTCCGTCTCTCCTTACTTTTCCTGATCTAAACCACTTTCGTACACTCCCTGCACCTCCTAAGTGTGCTGCTGCTAGTAGTCCTGACTCTGTTACAAATACTCCGTGAACTGTTTTTCCAGAATACTCCTGTATTAGCTTTTTAAGCTTTTTCCTATTATATAACAGAAGCTTATGCATAGCTAGTTCTTGAAGGGTTGAATCTCTAAGAAATTCTCTTCTGCTTGCTTTAACCCGAATAGTCCTTAAAGTAGATTTACCGAACTGGTATTTTCCCATATATCCGAAGCGATTTACCACTCCGTATCTGTTGCCTGATTCCTGATGACCTAAGTCGTGTAAGAATAGATTATGGTCTTTTATACTAATAGGTATAATGGTAGGAGAATCCACTATAGCGACTTTACTAATTTCTACTGGTTCAAGAATACTAACTTTGATAGTATTCCTATTCTCTTTGTACATCGAAGTAAACGCCATCATTGAAAATAGAGTTATCGCTATAATTATAAAAAATTTAATACTATCAAATTTAGTTTTCATACTTTTTTATTAAATTGTACGGTTTCTTCTTGAGGAATCCCAAATTACTTTTTTGGATTTTCCTAACATAACATACCTACTTACTCTGCTATTGTGATTACCTCTTTCAGAGTTCAGTTGACTGTTTCCGTTGTTTGATCTTTCAGTGCTCATTATACTTAATTAAAATTTAAGATTATAAATATGCTGCTAAAACGTTTTCAACGTGTTTTCTAGCTACTTCGTAATCAACAACTCCAGTTTCATCCTCATACTGTACAGGATCTTTTCTCCCCAAAGCAATAAAAGCCTCAATCCTCTCAACACTAGAAGCAGACTTATAATCGGAATTTCCACTAGGATAGGGTTTGTACGATGTATTAGTTCTCTTATATACTTCATCAAAATCTATATTTAGTTCATCTACTAGTTTTTCTCCATCTTTTAAAATACCGAACTTATCAGTTGCTAAGTAAGGTGTAAAGTACCCTACCATATGAGCGTCCCAATTACCTTCTCTAAATGCTGTATCGTCTGCATCTCTAAATTCTTGTCTACAGTCAGGATATACTGCATGATCACCGGCGTGTATTCCTAAAGCAATATTACACTTTTCTCCTGTTCTGTTTGCTATTGACAATGCTACAGCTTGTGTAATAGATGCAAATATCTTATTTCTATTAGGTACTACTGTTTCTTTCATATTCTCATTCTCGTAATGTCCTTCTGGAACATCATCCCCACCTTCTACTAGTGCTGAATCTAGTAAATCTGCTAGTCCATCTAGTTTAATTTGGCGATAATTTAATTTATGTCCATTGTCAACTAGGTAGTTAACTAGAGACTGAGCTCTTTCTAGCTCAACCCTATGTTTTTGACCATAATCGAATGAAATACCGGTTACTGAATCGTATTCTTTTAATGCTCTTAATAATAATGTTGAGGAATCCATTCCTCCACTTAATGAAACTACTACATGTTTTGCCATGTTCTTTTTAATTTTAATTTGCCAGGTATTATTAACGTATAGGCGGACGTTTTTATTTAATATACGAAAAATATCTCTAAATTTCTTCCATTACTTTATCTAATTTCGCTTGAAGTTTTTCAAATACTGGTTCAACAACATCATCCCAAAAATATTCTTGATCTTCATCATCATCGATACTTTCTTCTTCCGAAATTATCTGCCCATAGTATACTTCAAATACCCCTACTGGTTGATGTCCTTCATCCCAATACTTACCTGATACTTTAATTTCATCATCAATTTCAGCCATCTGTCTATATATCTCTAAAATCATATCTGATGGTGGATACCAAGCTGTATCTAAATAAATTTCACATCTATTATCGCTTGAGTGGTAAATACCTTCATCCCAAATTTGGATCCACTTTGAACCAACTTTATCAATAAATAATTCAGCATCTGCTCCAAATTCATCTGCGATGTGAGGGTTTTCTTCTTGATTTGGATATGGACCACTATGGCACTTTTCAAATCTTTCTACAAAATTATCAATAGCTTCTTTAGATCCCTCTATGTATATCTCTGTTCTATTACTATTTGCCATCTTACTCTATATTTGTAAACTTTGATATTTTTTCTTGTATCACTCTCCATTCACTTATATAGTCTTTTATGGATCTATAGTGCTTGCTTTTACTGTTGAGTAACTCTCTACAAGCTGATTTCAATGCTGCATTAAATGTTGCAGGATAACAAATAGTCTTAATGTAGTGGGTGTTGTTTTCTCCTTTTACCACTCTTTCATACAGAGTATAACCGCCTGAGGTGGATTTTGCGATAAAGAACGGTTCCATAACCGCATCTTCAATAATTGTGTCCCCGTCGGGGATAGAATCTGGTCTTCTTAGCATAACTTAAATTATTTTTATTATTTCCAATATAACTGCACCATTACTATTATAAATGCTAGTACTAGTGTTACTCCTGTTTTAACTGTAATGCCTTCTCCTAAGTGAATGTACGTTAAGATTGTCATTATTAACATACCTGTAGAAAAGCCTATTAGCCTACCGGGCCATAGAACTCCGTTAAAACCTTCTACAACGTATCTAGATGCATAAATTAAAATATAACTAATAGGTATACCTAATGTAGCCATAAGAAGCGGTCTTTCTTTTACCCAGCTATTAAAGAACTGAGAGTTAGTCTGGTACCATATCATTGCTTGTGCTACTGTAAATAGTATAAACGCTATACCTATATTTCTATTCACTTCCTATAAATGCTTTTAGTCTCTTTTCATCCATCCTACCGGTTTCCGATTTTATCTTCTCTCCGTCTATAACAACAGTTGTAGGTATTCCATTTACCTTATACTGTGCTGCTAATCCTGTTGTATCTTCTTCGATATTAACATTAACAAATTCGTAGGTATCTTTTAATTCCTCAGCAACTTTATCAAAGGATTTAGCATATACTTTACATGGTCCGCACCAATTAGCGTAAAATTTAATTACTTTTATCATTTTCTTCCTTTTTCTTTATAGCTGTTAAACCTTGACTTTTTTACTGGAGTATTAGAAGATTTTACTCCGATTGATTTTAACCACTCTATAGTTTGGGTATAGAGCTGTTTAGATGAATTTTTTGACATATAACTTTGATTTATGATTATATATTAATATAAGAAAAATATAGCATTTAAACAACTATTTTACAGTATTTCCGTCTACTGTTATCTCATGCCAATGCACTCTTCCTTCTTCGATTGCCTTCTTAATATTCTTCTGTTTTCCCATTAAAAATGCACTACCACTCTTTACCTCTACGAAGTGAACTGAGCATTTAGTCTTACTTCCGGTGTCTTTAAATGCAACATAATCAATTGGCATACCTAAAAAGGTACAGTCTTCAGGAGGAACAGGAAAACCGGGCATAAATGGAACAAAATGCTCTATCGTTTTCCCCCATTGTACTGCTCCTGATCTTTTCTTTGCATCCCTCCTAATTTCTGCTCTTTCTCTCTCAAATTGATCTTCTAGTAGAATAAGCTTCTTTTTATAACGGTAAGTAACTCCTCCTAGTGTAGCTAAGAGGGTTACTATTACTATTGTATATAACATATATTAAATTTTATCCATCACAACTGAGGCAGTCTTCTGATGTTCTGGAGCCTATATCTCCGTTAATTACTGAATCTGTTCTGAGGTAATATAGTGTTTTAACACCTAATTTCCAAGCTGTTTGGTGTACTAGGTTAATAAACTTAGGTGAATCGGTTGGATCAAAAGCTAAATTTAAAGACTGTGTCTGATCAATATATTTTTGCCTAATTGCTGCTTGTTCCACTAGTGCTAATTGATTTACCTCTGCAAAAGTTAGGAAGATTGGCTTATCTTCCAAAGGCATAATGTCTTCTGGTAGATTTGCTACAGAACCCCTATCTTTCATAATAGAATCCCATACTTCCTCTGTATTACATCCTCTTTCTTCAAAGTAACTTTCTAGTGCCGAGTTTTTTCGTATAAATGTTCCTTTTGCTGAATTAAAAGTATATACATTAGCTGGTATTGGTTCTATGCCGGCTGATACTCCTCCTGATATTGTACTATTAGATACAGTCGGTGCTATTGCCATTAAGTGAGTATTTCTCATACCTGTTCCTTTACACCATAATGGTTCTCCATATTCATCTGCTAACTTTCTTGATGCAGCTTCTGCTTGACTTTTAATTTGAGAAAAAATCTGATGCGTATAAGATGTTGCAGCTATTGATGAAAAAGGTATTCTCTCATTTTGTAATAAAGTGTGCCATCCTAATACCCCTAGTCCAATAGCTCTTCCTTTTTTAGCAGATCTATGAGCTCTAATAAGTGAATCTCTTCCAGATGTTTTAGCTAAGAACTCCTCTAATACCCCGTCCAGAAAGTAAATTGATGTCTCAACTAAATCTGAGTTTTTCCATTCATGCCATTTTGTTAAGTTCACTGAAGATAGGCAGCAAATAAAGCTATGTTCTTCATCTGTATGTAAAGTTATCTCTGAGCATATATTTGTCATGCTTACATCTAAGTTATTCTTAACATAGGCTGGTGGATTGTCGTTATTTACATTGTCTTTAAACATAATGTAAGGTTCTCCAGTCTCAACTCTAGATTTCAGGATTGTTACCCATGTATCCATAGCCTCAGGGTCTCTACGCTCTAATTTTTGCATAAAGTTATCATCCACTACAACACATTGGTGAAGGTTTAGACACTGTCTATTAGGGTCTCCTTTAGGTCTTCTTATCTGTAAAAACTCCTTAATATCTGGGTGATTAATATCTAGGTTTACTGATGCTGCTCCTCTTCTTACTGCTCCTTGATTAGTAGCTAGTATTGTTGAGTCGTAAATTTTAGACCAGGGGATTACTCCTTCTGATTCTCCCATATCTCCGTTACCAATTTCTACTCCTCTTCCTCTAATACGAGATAGTCCTATACCTACACCACCGCCGAGGGAGGTAAGTCTCATTAGTTCGGCATTGGTGAGACCAATACCTCGAATTGAATCGGGCGTATCAATTCCAAAACATGAGATCGGTAATCCTCGGTCGGTTCCGGTGTTGGATAGTACAGGGGAGGCTAAATTTAACCATCCTTTCCACATATAGCGGAAAAACTTATTAGCAAGATCTGGTCTATCCAGTCTTTTTGCAATTGTATCTGCTACTCTTTTGTATGCTTTTTTAGGTGTTTCATCTGTCAGCAAATACCCTTTTGATATTGTTGCCAGTGATACTTCATTCATCCATTCTGGATAATCTTTACCTGCTTCCCATTTGGAAGTATCTACTACTATACTCATAAATTATTTTATTAAAACATTGTTGCTGCATCCCATTCCATGTGACCTTTTGCGTAATTAGTCACTCTATTAGCAAAAAAATCTGTATGTTGTTTACCTGCTATTACTGCATCAAACCATTTCATAGTCTTTAATGCCCCTTTATCTATATCTTCTGATGGAACTATAGGTTTTAATCCTAAATCTCCCATTTTTGTGTTAACTCTATGACGAATAAAGTTTTTTAATTCAGCTTTAGTTAAATTCTCTAAATCTCCCATTTCAAATATCTTATCGATAAAGTTAAACTCTAACTTTAAAGCATCTTTAGCTGCTTCTTCTATATCTGCTACTAATTCAGGTGTTTTAAACTCCGGGTGTTCTTCCATTAACGTTCTAAATAGCCAACATCCAGCATCTGAGTGTAAGCTTTCATCTCTGACGGACCATTCTACTATCTGTCCTACTCCTTTAAGCTTATTCCTCATTTTAAAAGACAGTAGCACTGCAAATGAACTAAAGAGGTTAACTCCTTCTGTAAAAGCAGAGAAAATTGCTAATGACTTAGCTCTATCGTGCCAGTTTGGAGTTCCATCATGGCCGTCTCTTACTTTCATTAAGCTTTCTATTTTAGCCATAGTAGCTTCATCTTCTAAGAATTCTGCAAAATTATCTAATCCTAATTGTTCATTAAGGAGTGAATAGGCTTCTGCATGAATTGTTTCACTAGAACCTAATGTAGTACCCATCATAATGATTTCTGGTTTACGAAACCATTTAGTTACTAATGTAGACCAGTAGTCGTTAACTATTGTTTCAGTTTGAGCAAAACCTTTTAAGATTCCTCCAATCACATTTTTTTCGTGATCTTTTAAATTACTTGCCCAGTCTGTCACATCTTGTGACATTGGTACTTCTGTATGTAGCCAATGAGCTTGTTGTTGTTTAAGCCAAAAATCATATGCTTTTGGGTATTCGAAAGGTTTGTAGACAATGCGTTCGTCGAGTAAACTCATATTTTTATAATTAATTAATTAGACAAAAAAAATCTCCAGAGGAAGCTACATATGCTAATGGAGATGTTTCCATAAATAGCATATATATTTTACTTTTTGTCAAATAGTTCTGACATTTTTTCTCTAGATAATGTAAACGTAGGGCCGTCGCCGGAATTTAAGTGCTCATCTATATCGGCCTTACCTTCAAATTCAATATGACCGTTATTAGTATCCATCTTAAGGTTATACGTCATTCCATCTTGGCCGTATCTATTTTTCATAACATGCCATCTACCTGTTCCTAAAACTTTATCTTCTTTCATTCTAGATAAAGAGAAACACATATCTGCTACCATCATTTTATCATAAGAACCTGCTGCTTTATCTCCTTCTATTACAGAATCTTTAGCTCCCATTCTATTTACCTGAGATGGTGTTATTATCGGAATTTTTAATTCCTTAGCTAACCCCTTAGTCGCAATAAATACATCATCAATTTCATCTTTTCGTTCTGAAAATTTACCTTTTGATGGTGCTCTTAGATAATCTACATAGTCAATCACTACCAAGTCTGGTTTATGATCCATGTCTATACATTTTTGAATATGGGACTTAATTGTATTAACTGTAGCTCCTTTTGGTGCGTACTCTTTTACAATTAACTTTCCTTTAAGCTTATCTACGTATGTTTGAACTTCTTTTCTATGGTCATTTACTTCATCAATTGAATATCCTGTAAAATAACAGTCAAAACGTTTTCCTACATAGTCTTCACCTAATTCTAAAGTATAGTAGTTAACATTAAATCCTAACTTCACAGCATGTGCTGCCATTGCAACACAAGTCCAGCTTTTTCCACCTCCTGGGTTACCGAAAACAATAGCTAAATCTCCAGGTCCGAAACCGCCTTGAATTCCTTCATTTAGCTGAGCCCATGGTGTTGGAACTGTTGGTCTGTAATCTTTTCTGTATCTTGACTCTACATCTTTATTATACTCGTGACCGATATTTTTATCCATTCCAGCTTTCATAGCTGTTTCTATTGTATTCCTAATACCGTCAAAATCTCCTGCTTTAAGTAAATCTGTAGAATTAAGAATTGCTTGTTTCATTTCTTGATTCTTACAAAAAGTTGTGAATTCTTCCTGTACATAGTCTAAATCATCTTGAGATGCTTCATATGAATTACGTAACTCTTCCTTAAGAGCTACTTTTAAAATATCATTATCAATCTTCTGTAATTCAACCTTAAGTACATCCATAGTCACAGTAGTATGGTACTTGTCAAAGTAGTTAACTAGCTGATTAATAATCCACTTGTGTGCGTCTGAGTCAAAATACTCTTCCTGTAGTACGTCTCTGACGTTCAGAAGAAAGCTTTTGTCTGTTAACAATGAGCCCAATACCTTCAGCTGGAAACCTTTTCCATACTGATTCAATGCTTTTAATGTCATAACCTTATTTTTTTAAAACCGTTAAACCTCTAAAGTTCTCTAACCAACCTTCAGTATTTTTTGTTATCCCTTCAATCTTATCTTGATCTAATAGATGTAAAAATGCCCCTGATTGTAAGTTGGGTATGTCACTCTTTATTATATTTAATATATGATCTTTTTCTTTAATATCCAACGAAGTTTCATGTAAATCCATTAATTTAAAATTAGTTTCTACACGATCCCATTCTGTTATTATCTTAGGAAAGATCTTTTTAAATTTCTTATCTTCTAATTTAGCAGCACATACATCATAAACGTACTGTAATGACATTTTAGGTTTATCAACTAAGTCCGGAAATTCTGATATTATCGTCTTTATCCCCAGTCCCTTAATTCCTGCTAAATTATCGGAGTTATCTCCTAATAGCGCCTTCACTAAATTATAATTCTCAGGAAGTACTTTTAGTTCTTCAAAGATATTATCTTCTTTAAACACTTTCTTTTTTATAGGAGCATATACTTCTACCGTATCGTCTACTAACTGCAAAAAGTCTTTATCAGAGGAGACTATTGTACACTTCTTAACACTAGAGAAAGAAGCTCTTTTAGCTATGTACGCTATAACGTCATCTGCTTCTAGTTTCTCCATGGTAATTTGCTGTACCGGTAAACACTCCAAGTAATCTTGAGTTCTGAATAGCTGTCCTATTAGAGCTTCTTGCTCTTCTGCTTTAGTATCGTATAGTCCCCAGTGGGTAATCCTAGATGTAGCACGTTGTGCTTTATAATTCGGGTCTATATTTTTCCTATTAGCCGACCCACCTTTTCCGTCCCATACTATTATCACTCTGGTAGGGTCAAAAGTCCGAGTTACAAACCCTAAGGATCGCATGAAGCCTACAAGACCACCTATATGGTGGCCTGAGGGGTTCATTGCTTTAAGTAGTGAAAAGCTACGGATTAGCATATTCATAGCATCTATAACCAGTATATGGTCATTCAACTCTCTGGGAGGACGTTCTTTTAAGCCGTCTAGTAATTGATCATATTTAGCCATTAATCTAGTATATTTGGAGTTATAGTTTCTTCTTCTAAGTCTCCTTCTTCGATTAAGTCGAAATCTATACTACCTACTAGCTTTAGCCAATGCTCTTTGTGTGCATCTCTATATTTATCAATTGCCTTTTTATCGTCTTCTATAAAACCGTGAGAGGTCATAACTACCCTTCCTCTTGACTGTACTCCTCCAATGTGGTTTTTCTCTATCTGAATGTTAGTTCTTTTAGCAAATTCCACTTGAAGTCCGTTCTTTACAGCCTTAATTTTAGAGGTACCTGGGTTAGTAATATTACCAAAGGTTACAACCAACGTAGCATCGTACCACATAGACATTCCTCCTTTGTTTTGTAATTTAGGTTGACCCATTGGGTGTTCAGGTTTCATAGTCCATACCTTATTAATAGCTACTAGCGTATTTGTGTAAGGTGAGTTCTCTTTCCTAGATAATAGAATCTTTTGATTTAAATTATTACCGAATTGAGTAGACATTGCTCCTGCATTCCATTCATTATTGTTCTTATTAGAACGTACTGATAAATCACAAGGTATAGATCCGATTGAATCCCAGAAGAAACACATATCATGAGGTAAGTTACCTTTCGACTGTTCGTCTATTAAGTCAGCCATATGAACAGCTACTTCTTCAATTGTATTTAATGTACCTCTATCTGCATACAAGAAGAAACCTTCGTAGTCTGTTACTTTTCCGTTTTCATCTAGTACTTCCGTGAACTCTAATCCCATCTCTTTTGCATGTTCCCATGACCATTTCATCTCTGAAATAATAAAGACTGGAAGTACGCCTTGCTTCTGTGCATTTACTGCTGCTTCTAGTAATGCAGTTGTTTTACCTGTATCACTATGTCCTCTTAGAAGGGTAATGTGTCCTGTAGGTATTCCTGGAAGAGAAGTTATATCTTGGAATGCTTTCGATAAAGGAATCCATCCTTGCTCCTTAAATTTTACAGAAGCATTAGAAAAACCTTTTTTCTTCTTAAAATTACCTAAATTAAACCCCTTCTTGACTGCCGCGGATGCGGCTGCTTTTACTTCTTTGCTCTGTTTTGCCATATTTACTCGTTGAATAAGTCATCAAATTTACTAACTGTGTCTTTGTTGCCAGCCGTAGCTGTTTCCAAAGTAAAGTCTGTTTTTGCTTGACCTAGGCTTTCTGGCAGTTTATCTCCCTCTTTAGTTTCGGTGTTTTCTGTTTCCTCTACTGCATTTGGATCTAAATATAATTGTAGTTTTTTCTTAATAAAGTCGTAGTCATACTGCGTATGTACTTCAACAGGGTTTGGTTGATCTTTTAACCACGTATCCACAAACTCGTTATTGTCTGAAAGTGGAGTTTGTTTAGGTTTGATTCTAACAGTTGTTTCAGGGTAAGGGTTACCTTTTTGCTGCTCAACTACCATATCCCATCCGTTAATTACGTCAGTAAAGTCTCCAATATCTTCGTCTTCTGCTAAAGCAAGTAATGCTTTGTAGATAGTAACTCCGAATCCCCATAATCTAACGCCTTTATCTTCTTCTCCTCTTACTATAACTGGTGCAAATACACGAGTTTTAGGTGAGATCTTTCCCGATAATGACCAATTGTCTTTATCACTTGTCTTTCTTAACTCTTTAACAAATTCCTCAATAGGGTCCTGCTTGCCAAAATTGGAAAGTGCTACCATTGGAAATTTACCAATACCGTAATGAAATTTAAGCTCTTTAAAGGGAAAAGTAGGATCAGAAGCAGACGGTACAATACGTATTGTCTGTTTACCTAATTCTGGTTTCCAAAAGATTTTAGTGTAGTCTGTTTTTTCTCTCTCCTGACCATTAGAGTTAAGAGCATCTAGTTTAGCTCTGATTGCATTGATATCCATATAACTGATTTTAAAATTATAACTTATTAGTAATATAAGAATAAAAAATTAAAGAGCCAACTAAAGCTCAATAATTTTATATAACTTTGTATTCACTCTCTTTAATTCTGGGCCTTTTGTAAGAAGTACGCAGTTGCGGTAATCAGGCCAGTTTATTCTATAACTTGTATCTAGTACACCTCCGTTAAGTTCCTTAATTAACGTATTAAGTGCATTTATTGTATAAAGTGTATTTGTTTCTTTTTTTCTATGTACTAATATAGTATTATCTATAAAAGCTCCTACATTTCCAAAGTCTACGTTATATGTACACATGTACTCGTCTTGACTTTTAGAATAAAGTACAAATATCTTATTATATATAATCTTATATCTTCCCTGAATTGAGGTTAATACCTCTTCAAGTTGATCTTCTGTTGAAAAGGTACAAAACAGCTTATTACTCATATCATCGCTGGTAAAAATAGGTTCAATATCGTAGTCGAACCGTGGTATTGTTAAATTTGTTGTCATATATAAATAGTTGTGCTGTTTTATAACACTAGATTTGTGCTATATTTAAATTTTACAGGGTATTTCCCTTGTTTTTCCATTATTGTTTGTATATCCGATAAAGTCTCTTTACCGTCTTCTTTACTAAAGTCAAAAAGAATAGCATCATAAGTATACAGCGTTATAAATGACTTCTTATCTCTTAAGTACTTTAGTATATCTTTTAATATAGTGATATTATTTGAAGTTTCCAACGATTGCATCATATAATTCATCAACTTAGCTGGATTCATGTCCTGTAGCTTAGTTGTAAATGCTTTTCCAGATTGTGGGTTCCAAACATATCCTGCTTCTGTAAAGCTACTCCACATTGCGTCAATATATTCCTGAACTTCTTTGAATATTTTAAGGTTTTTATGCTCTTCAGGAATCTTACCGTATATAGCATGAAAATTAATTTGCTTAGCCTTATTATACTCCTCTTCGGTTATTTCCTGTTTACCGAAATATTGCTTTGCTAACTGCTTATGAGCTGATTCTCTAGACAAAGGGTAATTTAGTTGTTCAGCTAACAGTCTTAGATGGTATCCATCAAAATCAAACTCAACAAAAAAGTCATTTTGCGGCTTAAAGCAGTTTCTATGTTCTGGTGTCTTCGGAATTGCAGCAAAGTTTACTGAGTTGAATGTGTTAGTTGGTCTTGAAGTATTGTTATATAGGTTGTAGTTTGTGTAGGTTGTGTTATTTTCTGTATTGTATATAGGGTTCTTAGGTTTAAACAGTTCATTAAATTCATCGTAAACTATTCCTACTCCGTTTTGCTCTAGTAAGAAAAATACATTTGTAGTTATGTTGTTATAGAACTCAAATCCATCCGGGATAGGAAGGGCTAAGTGCTGCTCTATTTGATTAAATATATTTTCACATCTTTCGTAAAGCTTAACAATCGGAATTATTCTATTTAAATCTGGTTTTTCATTATGAGTACGGTAGTACCAGTCTATAGATGTATTTGCTGTTGAGTACTCTAACCTCTTATAGTTACTCATAGAGTAAACTAACGATATGTCTATAGCTCTCTGTAGATTAAAGTGGTAGAGAAGAGTTTTTTTGTTTAATGTGTATAGTGTTTTAAATTTACTAAGTATAGCGTAGATACGGTCTTTATCTACATTTAATCCATCGTTATGAGATACTGGGATGAAATAACCTTCTTTGTCGTTCAACACTTTAACATATACTCCTATAGTGGAAGTTAGTTTAGAGTGGAAGTAGAAATTCGTACTGATGACATCTACGTATATAGGTGAGTCAGTTTGATTTTCTAACCAGTCGAGCTGTTCTTTAGATTCTAGTATATAAAACATTTGTTAATAACCTTTATTATAATATACGAAAATATTTCGTATCTACAACTTTTTCCCAGGGGAAGGTATAACAATATCTTTTATTTGCGTTTTATATTCTGTAGATGAAGGTATAAATGTATCTTCTACGTATTCTAATGGACTTTTAAGGAAGACTTCTATTGATGGAATAATTTCCTTAAGTTGTAAGATTGTCCTATTATTAACGGTCTCTAGCCCTTCTAAGAAGTATCCATTAATAGTGCGGTCTTTTGCTGAACCTTTAATGAACCAGTCCGCTTTTGTTAATACAGTACAATTATCTTTATTTAGTGCTAAGTTTTTTAATTGTATTTTAGAAATCTCAGCTGTTTTTCCTGTACACTTATTATAGTAGAAACATCTTTGCATTATACCTCTTTTTGTATCCTCTAATGTAGGAGGAAGTTTAAGAGACTTTGCATTTAAATCAGAAGAGAGTGTTGGATTATCTTCTGTACCTCTATCAAAATCTTCATCTGATTTTTCTATAAAAAGTTTTTTTGCTTTAGAAAAATCTCCTTTGTCAAAATCAATCCCTGCTGTGTCGAAGATAGTTCCGAAAGATGTTAAAACTATTTTCTTAGTTGATTCTACTATTTCACCTGCTTGATCTATTAAAGCTACTACATTTCCAGGTAGTTCGCTCATATCAGTTAGTTTATATTGGGATTTAGGTAAGTACATATTAGTCTACTAATTTAAGTTTCTTTCCACCAAATGTTCCGGTAGGTGCATTCGTTGTAGTTCTTGTATCTTTCATAAATTGCCTTAACCACGAAGATACCGGTCCTTTTTCTGGAGCTGTAAAGTTGGTCTTAATTGTACCTGTTCTTGAATTTCCACCTGCTATATCCACGTGGGCAGATGTACCGCTCATGTAGTTTGCTCCTGTACCTATACTCTGTACTCCTAATCTTCTAATAGCAGTAAAAAATTCCATGGCCTTAGGAGTTACGGATTCTGCAACGTTTAGACGTTTTCCTTCATGTATTATTCCAAAATCTGCTGCGAATCCATTATCATGCCTATTACTTCCTAATGAATTCTTCTTGTTAACTCCAGGACCAGTAAATAGTGAATTTGTTCGCTGTGGTCTAGGTACGTTACCGGCAGAAGATATACTTATTGTTACGTCACACTCTTCTGCTGCAGTTGCTAATATATCCATCAGCTGTTTTTGAACTGGGACCGGTCTTGACTGCTTTGTAATATTACTTCGATATTTAACTCTTTGATTTGCTGGTATGTAAATATCTGCTCCTGCTTCCCAAACTTTCCCAGATGCAATTACGCTTCCCGAACTTCCTCCTGATGTTGGAGATGCTGAGTTAACGTTTTGGTACGGTACAGCTTCAGAATTATGTTTTTCATTAAAAAATGCTATTTCTTCTGGTGTTGGTGGTTTAGATGAATAGAATTGTGTTTTTACATCTGTTGTCCACTTACCGTCTGCTATGCTATGGGATAAACCGGTTATTATAAATCCAAAATTTTCTGAATATTGGAAAGGAAGTATACCTTCTTCAACTAAAAATGCTTGTCCTATTTTTAATCCTCCAATGCCCATAGTAGTAAAGGACAACTCAACAGGAATTACTCCCGGTGCTGGAAGAGGGCTATCTACTGACTTACTTCTTTTATCTACTACCCATTTTTGACACCATTCTTTATGGTATCCTTTTATATTGGACACAGCAGCACGGTCATAGTCACCGTTATCATGCCAGAAGCCTGAATTTCCATTTAGTTCTTCCCAATAAGCGTAGTAAGCTAATGTCCATTTCTTTAACCTCTCATCCTCAGGTGTTTCTCTATTTTCCTTAACTTGGTCGTTTCCTTCTGTATTTTTCTGTGACTTATGTATTATGTGCCTATCTAATAGCCCTCTATTCCATTCTAACAACGGAGCTATATTATCTTTAGTATGTCCACCAGTTCCTTGAGCTGCTATAGATATCATACTCCCAATATTCGAACTAATTTTACTGGATATGCTTAATTTTGATATTGTTGATCTAACCCCAGAAAGAGTAAGTGTTGGAAGTACGTTCCGTAGTGCTGGAGTAATTTTACGGTCTATTATGTAGAACCTATCATCTTGTTCGTCATATAACATATCTAAATCATTGATACCTCCTAAAGCTTCGTTACATGCTTTGAGAATAATTCTCACAAAAGATACCATATCATTACCTTCGTTTTGATCTGAGTCTTTGTTACTGCTTATTATTTTATCTAATTCCTGTTGGAGAAGTTGACATGAAATAAGTATGTTGAGTATGTCATCAGACTCTCCTCTCATTAATCCTCTCTGTAGAGCTTCAACAACGTTTTTATGGAAACCGTTTTTATATAGAAGTCCTGGAGCGTATGAATTAACATCAAAACCTATTAAAGGATCTCTCCAAGGTACTGGTATTTTCTTAGAATCGTATACTTTCGTATTTTGTACAGGTTTAGGAAGTACACATGTCATTGGGTCTATTGAAAAGTGCATTTCATTTGTTAGAAACTTGCATTCCTTTTCATATTCTTTCTTACTTTCGTCTATATCTTGATAGCCAGTATAAAACTCTGTTAACTTCCTACCTGGAGTGTTCGTCCCTTTTTCTGGTTCTGCTGTAGCATCTAATATACTTACGTACTGGTTGTATACATCTAAGACGACGTAAAGAGGTATCCAGTACTCATTTAAGTCATCATTGTCGAACATTCCAGTATCCTTTTCTTCTATAGATTCTAATCTAAAAGCTACAAATCCGTTTAATGTCTTTTTAAAATGTTGTGCTTGGGCTCTAGTAAAACTGTCTCTAGTGTAAATAGGTAGCTGATCTACTGCTGGTGGAGTATTTAAGCTTTGTTTAGCGTTACTAGCTTGGTTAACTCCATCCGGGTTAGCTGCTGTTGCAGTATCTGCTGCGTTATTAGAGCTATTACCTGTTCCTGCCTCTGTAGGAGTTGCTCCTGTAGGAAGATCTTCTACTGTTCCTCCCCATACTTCATCTACTATGCTTTGAACTTCCCATGTAGCAGATACCCTACGTTGCACTCTCTCAATATCCTTACTTGCAGGTGCTACCCCCTTATCGATTGCATTTTTAACTCTAATAGCAGATCCTGATCTAATATTTAAATATAAAAGTTCTAACGTACCTTCTACTGGGTTTTGAGTTGATGTTAGTACTTTAGCTATTGCTTTTCCTTTAACTTCACTAACAAGGTACTTAGTTTGAAAATCTAAGCTATCTCTGGTTGATTTACTATAATTTGCTGCCTTTTCTAGTTTACCTCTTCTCCTTTTACCTTGTCCGGTCCATTGAATTAGTCCGATTCCACCTATTCCACCTATTTCTTGACTTCCACCTACTCCTCTTTCTACTATAGTTGGATTAAACGAACTTTCTTTCCTTATGTTTGCTAATACTGCTTGAGCTCCTGCTTTTGTATATCCTTGGGATTTTAGGTATTTAGCTATATATAAAGCGTTTGGCTTTTGAGTAGAAGGTAATTCCTTTCCTGCTTGAGGTGTTGTATTCAAGTACTTGTAAGATCCTAATGTATATTTACTAGCCATATCTTATTAATTATCAGGTAATTTACCGTTTTCAACTATAAAGTCCATTATGTTGTACGTTTCTTTCTGTGATCCAGCTTCTGTCCAGGTATTTAAAGCAAATTCTTTTTCTCGACTAGCATCACCTTTAACCGTAATCTTAACCCACTGTCCAACTCCTGTAGTTGTAAATTTCAAGCCATACATCCCAAATTTTTCTGATAGGTAGGGTACAACTTTATCTTCTGAGTATTGAGCTATAGGTTTCTCTTTAGTCCAAGTGTACTCTGTTCCCTTATATTGTAGACTTCCTCCGTTTATTACTGCATCGTACTTAGCTTTAAAAGTAGGATCCTTTATAAGAGCTTTACCGGTAGATGTTTGTATGTTGTTTAAGTCTTCTCTAGCATCTTCGTTATCTCCTGTAAATATTTCTGTAAAGTCTTCTGCTGCTACTGCTGATGCTGATACTAATAGATCTGTATTACCTGTTGCTACTGCAACTGCTAATCCTACTTGTACAGCTTCTACCGAGTCTGAAAATTCAGCTACATTTTGAGATATTTCTTGAATCTTAGAGTCTGGTTCTCCTACTAAGTGTTCAAGTTCTATGAATAACTTATGGTAAATCGACCTTCTTTCTTTTTTTCCTTTATCATTAGCCCAGCCTTCTAATTGTTCTGGTGGATATACGTTAGATGTATCAAATGTAACTGCAATTGATTCTAGAACTGTACCGGATGATATAATTTTAATCATACAGTCATACCCACCGTCTTCTCGAAATGACCAGTTAAAATTTGATATGTATCCTGACATTGAATCATAGTTGTAGCTAGAGTCGAATGTCAATTCCTTTAAGTCATTTTGTATAGTCTTCTTCGGTACCTTGTCTCTTAAAAATTTTCTGTAGTACTGAATGTCTTTTACTACTTCACCGGATTTGCTATCCAGTTGTAGAGTATGTCCCCATTCGAGTAGTATTGTAAAGCCTGGTCTTAAGTAGAGTGCTTGCATCATCTCTAGATCCTCTAGTGTCCATACTGTTACATTCACTTCTGCTTCTCTAAGACTTCCGTATGTCCCTTTAGATTTAACAGATACTGAGGTTATCCCGGGTGTTGGCCTATATCCTAAGCTTTTATAGTTATGGTAAGCGTTCTTTTTGGTATCCCCACTAGAGGCATATCCGTCCATATCTATATTAATTGGATTATGTGGGGATTGATCTATTCCTCCTCCGATTGATGTGGGCTCTTTAGCAGTTGCTTGTTTAACTGTGCCGCCCATAATTACATTATTATAAGCTAAGCTTTTACTTCCAGTTACGTCTTTTATTGTCTTTTTACCTGTTGCTAAGTCCTCTGTCTCTTCTTTAGTTATAGTATTCACACTGGATACTATCCTAGCCCAAGCACCATTGCTGTTAAAAAACAATAAATGGTTCTTATCCCTCTTAGGAGTCGATATAAGGTCTTCACGGGCAATTAGTTGTTCTACTACACTGCCGTCTATTCCTCCTCCAATAACATCCTGAGGCTGTCCTTGTGGCTTATCTTTTCCTTTTTTAGACATTACCTATTTTTATTAACTTCTTCGTATAGCTGTATTGCTGTTGACTTATCTGCTGGTATTCTTAGTTGTACTCCTGGGGTAACATTTAAAGAACCTTTTTGGTAATTATTTGCAGAAGATATTATCCACCATAGTTCTGCATCATTATAAAATTCCGATGCTAGTAAGTCGTACCTATCCCCGTACTGGGTAATTACGTATACGTCGTTTTCATCTAAAGGAATGTCCGGGTATATAACGTTCTTCTTATATACAGTTCCTTTAGCGGTCTTACTAATCGGTATTTTTTTAAATCTTCTTCCCATTTATTCAATATACGAATTTTATTTTTACTATCCACCTGTATTTAGAAACGCTCCAGGATCATTATTTCCTGTATTTGCTTCTCTTGTAGAATCAGGATTCTCTAAAGGTCCTGCTAAATTACTGCTTATTAGTATCTTATCTTCTACTGCAGTTTGTGCTTTTTCAGCTTCTATTGCTGCTTGTGCTGCTTCTTCTTTTTTAACTGCTTCTTCTTTAGCTAACTTTTCTCTTTTTTCTGCTCTTGTTTCTGGAATTATAAACTTTCTATCTATTAAAGGTATGTAAGTGTCTTTATTACTTTGTATAGGTCGGTGGTTCGTAATAAATGGTGTTACTCCTGCTTCGGGTAAAAAATCATGTATTACCTTAAACGATATTGATACATCTAGTACATGCGGCAGGACCTGATCTTTTCCTCCTTCTTTTTCTGGGTTTTGGAAGGAGATCTCCCACGGGTAGTCTTTTTGCCAGGTATATTGAACTGATTCTATAATACCGGGCTGTTCGTAAATATAATCCCCAACCGTTACTTTAGCTATCGTTCCTCTCATAAATCTCCCACCTGTACCGTAAGTAGGTGCAGTTACAGATGCTAAAGTTGCTATTTTCTTATAGAGAGGTTTCATTTCATCTTTAGATTGTGCTGCTATTTTAAATCCTATGTTTATACTTCTTTCGAATCCGCTGTAAGTGTAAAAACTATCTGCTCTGCCTATATATTTACTAGAGTTCCATGATCCATTGAAACTATCGTCGAAGGTGTCTAAGAGTGCTCTAAAGGCTAGGTAGTACGTCTTTTCAGGAGTTATAACTTGAAATTCTAACTGAATTAAGTCTCTGTTTTCTTCTATCCCGTCTAATGCTTCTTCACTAACATCTAATGCATTAATTTTATCTACTGTATCTGGATCTGAAATTGTATAAGATGTTCTTAATCTAGAAGCTTTTCCTGGATTACCTAATCCAACTCTTTTTTCTTTGTTAATTTTTATATCACTATAGTCAAAAGAGTATGTATTCCGTATTCCACCTCCAAACGGCGTTCCTTTTTCCCTAAAGTCCTTAACTGATGTTGAAGCTACTGTTTGGTTATAGTTAGCAGTTTTTTGATCAAGCAGGCTTGGTATAGGGGTTGATGTTCCTCCAATAGTATCGTCGTTGAGATTTAGTCTATTAGATATCCCTGCATCTATTCCATCCCCATGTTTAAGTATGTCTATATGTTGTTTTGCAGTTTCTCCTGTATAGGTGTTAGTTGAAGAGAATATTTGCTTAGACATTTGAGTATTTACGTACTCATCTGGTAAGGGTGTGCCTTTTAATGGAATATTTACTATGCTACCGGTAGTTCCAGGCTGAGCTAATAATATATTACCTTGTGTATCTAATTTAGACTCAGAATTAATTATTTGAAACTTACCCGCTTTAATATTAGTTAGTGGAGCTGTATCTCCTTCTATGTTAGCGTTGGTTACTCCAAATTGATCTTTTACTGCAGTTGTTTGTACGCCGAATGTTTTATTAAATTCTCCCGTACCTGCAGGGTTATTAATAGGGTTACCGTTACGAACATTGTTTACATTATCTAATGTGTCTGTTTCGGTATATGTAGTGTCGGTACGGTAGTTAGAAGATATGCTCTGTTCTACAAT